AGAAAACTTCTTGTCATCTAATGACTTGATGATTGCCTCAAGTAAATCGAAACCGAAATTTAAAACTTCTTTGGTTTCTTTGATTCCTAAAACTTCGTTTGACATATTTAAAAAATTTAATGGGTTACTTTTTAATAAGTTTTATTAGTAATACTCCTATGTTTACTCCAGTAATTGATTTTATGTTCTCCGAAATGCTAAATAATTCCGTTGTGGCAATGGTAAAGGCTACCATGTAGGTTATATTATAAGGCAGTTGAAATGTCAACCTTGCCCCTTCGAAAATCATAATCCCACAAAGATAAACAAGGCACTTTTGCGATGTTCTGTATAATCCTTTGCTTGTTATCTCTTCGCCCCTTTTCTTGGCTGCAACTATGCCAGTAACTGTATCAGCAAACACGACAAAGACGGTAAAGAGTAGGAATGATTTAATAGGAATAATAAAGGAAGCAATCAAGCCGCAGCACACGGCAAAGGCAATGCCATCATAGCCTATTTTAAGAATGTTGTAAATTATGGTTTTCATTGTTATATTTTTAATTAGCTTGCATGATTATCCAGTTAGTGCCATTGCTTACAAGAGTTGCAAATTTACCACCACCAGATGGTAAAATAGCTGTTGTTAATGATGTGCTATTTAATGGCTCAATGTTTGTTGAATTAGAATTTACCGCTCCAGCACCTGAATTTTTTATTACTAGTGTTTTATTTGTATTACCACTTGCAGAAGGTAAAGTAATACTTACAGTTGAACTTTGATTTATATTTACATACCAATGTGAATATTCACCAAAACTTGAAGATAAAGTAATTCCAGGTCCATTTATTGCAAGATATACATTTACTGCACCTGATGCCGTTGCAGACAATGTTCCGCTTGATAAACTTAATCCACTACCTAAAGCTATTTCACCAATTGCATTACTACTATTCACACCAAGAATATGAGTTAAAGATGATGTTGTAGCCATTGTACCTATACTTGCACCGCCTGTTAATGTGCTAAAACCTGTTGCGCTAAAAGCCCCACTTGTTGCCAAATCTCCCGTAAATGTTTTGTTTCCTGCCATGCTTTGAGTTGATGTAGTAACTACACCCGATGCAGTTGTTGAAGCATTGGCGATGGTTATGTTTGGTGTTGTTCCTCCGCTTGATGAAATAGGTAAGGATCCTGTAACACTTGTTACCGTTCCATTTCCATTACCTGTGCCTGCTCCAATAGCAGTTCTAAAACTTGCAGCATCTAAAGCACTCACCGTATTATCAGCGTTAAATCTTGGAAAGGTAATAGCAGAAGGATTAGTTAAAGTAAACATACTTTGTCCAATAGTTGTACCTCCTAAATCGCTACGCATTCCATCGGCTGCCCTTTGGCTAACCGTGTTATCTGCATTGTATCGTAAAAATGAAATTGCTCCTATATCTGTTAAAGTAAAAGTATTTGCACCTCGCACCGTTGCGCCTAAAGCAGTCCTTGCAGCCGATGCTGATGTTGCACCTGTGCCTCCGTTGGCAATTGCTAATGTGCCAGCCAATGTCACTGCGCCAGATGTAGCAGAGGATGGTGTAAAGCCAGTAGTACCTGCTGAAAAAGTGGTCACACCTGTTGAGGATGTAAGATAAGTTGAATTATCATAAGTTATGGTTGTACCGCTTGCTTTTACAAAACCAGTACCATTTAACTTTGTTTGATATGTCGAAGCTGCAACACCAGTGCGCAAATAATTTGTCAACATACTTGCCGTATCGCTGACCAAAAGTGCTGCAGTTGTGTCTCGCCAAATACCTTCACTACTTTTATAATACAAACTTGCATTACTTGCAGGCGATGTAATTAACACATCATGCAATTCATCTAACTCTAAACCATTTTTTATTTTAACAAATAATTCTCCTGAACCAGCATTGCTTTTAACACACACACCGATATAAACACCGTGATTAGGTGCTTGTGGCTTGGTTGATGTTAATCCTCCTGCAACTGTTGGAGATAAGTAAACAGCAGAATCTTCTGTTAATCCTGATGTATTTATTCCTGTAATTAATCCTTCTGTAATGACATAGCCACTTGCATTATCAGCTATGCTTTCCGCAACAATGCCAAATGTATTTGCCGATGTTGGATCGCTTGTTGCAAGTGCCTTGGCTGCCGTTATTCTATTTCCCTGGCTACCTGACAAATAAACCGCAGTACCCTTAGATAGTGTTGAGCCAGTAACATTGCTTACTCTTTGGTGTAATTGCTGCCCTATTATATTGGTCACATTGCCACCTTTTAAGCCTTGAATCAAAGAGCCTTGCGAATCATTGTATTCTACTTCGCCCACTCCTACAGTACCATCCTTTGCCGTATTAAAGGTAATAGAATCAAATGGCATTGTTGCACCTTGAATTATAATCGTATCACTATTATTAAACTTCCATCCTCCTTTAGTCTTAATGTAACTAAATAAGACATTGTTTACTGTATCAAATAAATGGTAAGCATTATTAATAGTAGAAGGTTTTAATGCCGTTGTATCGCTCGACCTTCCTCTAAAAACCAATCCATCTCCACTTGTCTGATAACCCAATCTTTGTTTATTCCCTGTCGCTGGATACTGGGCAAAGGCAAAGGTGCAGGAAAGAAGTAATAGAAAAGATAGCGTTTCTCTTTTCTTTGGAATCTTAATTTTGTTTATCATTTTACCTATGTATTTTCTTCCTAAACCAAGTACAAGTTCTTGAGCTAAAACACCAGCAATGCGACCAATGGATTTTAAAAACTTTCTTTCTTTCTTAGGTGCTTTAATTTCTTCCATTAGTTTATAATTATTGCAAAAATAATATAATTTGAACCATCGTAATGCGTATTACTATCTATTGTAATTGTGTTTGGTTGAGTAATATTATATTGTGAATCTATTAATTTCTGACCGTTTTGGTAAACGTGAATAGCAGCTAATATATTTGTAGTAGGTAACTTATTATTATTTTGTGTCCATGTTAATATAGCAGATTTTGTATCAAGAAATTCTTGATTAAAAATAGAAATATTACTACCGTTAACTGTTACGTTATTTATTGTTTCAGTCACATTGCTGCTTACTACTCCTCCACTTCCAGCGTTATTTGGAATGTTATTAAAGTCGTTTGGCTTAGACAAAATTACTCTCTCTGTATAACTGGGCATTAGTATTCTATTTTATAAAAATCACCATTCCAAATATCAGTGTTAAGGTCGTAACTACCTCTCTCAAAAACGTAATAACCAGATGAATATTCTATTGCTAAATGTGGAAGATAAGGCTGATCTAAACTAAGATTTTGAAATGGCATATCAACCATGCGCAATCTTGGAGTTAACTGACCTTTAATAACCTCATTAATTAATAACTGGCTAATAGGTTTAGCCGATCCTATATTACCAAACTTCCAACCATCGCTTATTACATATTCTCCGCTTGCATTTAGCACTCTCAATGCGCCAGTTGTAGTGGCAGAAGGACCATCTCCTAAATAGGTGTCAACATCGTAGCTAACACTTGATTTATCATCGTTATCGTTACCAAACTCTTTTATATCCGATTGACCTTGTAAAGTACCATCTGGAATGAACTCTAAATAATTGTTTGTTAAATAATATTCAATAGTATAATCTGCTTTTATATCTGTACCACTTTCATCTCTAACCTCTTTCAATCGCATCTCCCAAATATACTCTCCTGTCTCTGGAATAGCTAAAGTGTCAAATGAAATAGTTTTATTTATAATTTCTGTTCCATCCTGCGTAATAACATCAGTATTAAACTCCCATTCATAAAATGATGTTTCCCACGTTGCAGCCGTAAATTGAAAATTAAATCCATTTGTAAAATTTATATTTCTCTTTAAATATTTGCTTTCTTTTTTTACTTGCAAACTTGTAATTGTTGCAGTGACTTTTGGTGTAGATATAGAATCTAATATAAATTTTTGAGTAGAGGTAGTATATATTTTATAATCATAATCACCAGACGATGTAATAATTTTAGTAACTCCACCTAATCGTAATCTTAATTCTCCACTTGTTAATTCTACTTTTATTTTAACGTAATAATATTTACCGCTAATTATACTTTCCGTATCATATTGAGCAGTACCACTTGCCGCAGAGGCAAATAATTTGCCGCTTAATTCTGTCCAACCGCTACCAAATGTCCAATCACTTGGACTAAATGTTTGTAAAGGAATAGCATCAATAATAGATGCAACTTTAACGGCATAGACAAACATATGAGGAACAAAGCCAGGGCCCGCAGTGCTAAGTGAACGCTGATATAAAATACCAGTGTATGATAACTTTGCCTCTGGACTTGTTGCGTCTAAAGTTCCTGTTTGAACCGTTGTTCCATCATTATTTGTTTGATAATTATACACAACCCCAGCCATTAAATTACGCTTGGCATTATGATTATATCTTAATATAGTATTTTTTAAAGCTGAATAATATGACCATCTACCACCAGATAGTCTTAATAATTTACTTGTACTTAAATCGTTTTGTAAATTTAATAATGTAAAATCATCTGTAAATGTGCCACTAACTTGATTACCTAATGCTTTATACTTAAAGTATCTGTGTGTTTTCGGAGAATTATAATATTCATTAACTTGTATAAACCAATATTGTGATCCGCTAAATATTAATCTTGCACCTAATGCCTGACAAATAATATTAAGCACATCATAGCAACTTTTATAAATATAATTACCTTTTGTATCCGTATGATAAAATGCTCTGTGTTGTATAGCAGTTTTTAAAGCAAAATCATTGTTTGTAGAATATGTTATACTATCCTCATGCCAATTAAATATTGTATGTAACACTGGCAAATCATTTGCTACTAATTCACTTTGTACAAAATCCAATTGATTAAGACAGTTTAAAATATGCTGCACCACTGTATCTTGACCAAGATATGGACCTACTTCACTTTTGTATAATAAAGTTTTTAGCCATCCAATGCCATCAATCGCCTGGATGCTTGCAATAAAACCAAGTTCAACAGGTACATCTTCAAACTCAATTAAATCTGTAACTATATAACCATACCAATTATAAGCAATCGTTGTGTTATCTGCTTTGTATGCGCTTACTTGTATTGTAAATCTACCTTCAACTGCCAAACCTATATCAGTCATTAATGTTTGTAATGCCTGACTATTTATTAATAATTGTAATGTAAATTTTGAGCCAATAATAGGTGTAAATCTTTCTTCTCCTTGTTTGCTTTGGGAATCATATTGCAATGCAATATTTGTAGTATCAAAAGAACCGACTGCACCAGAATAATCTTTATCTTTAATAGATATAGTTATCTTCCTTTTCTTCTCGTTGTAAACAGTCGTTTGATACCTTATAGCCATTACTGAACTCTATTTAAAGTCTTTTGCGACCTATTCAATAATATAATTAAATCATTTCCACTTATCCTTGTCTCTAATACTCCACCACTGCTTCCCATGTCACCAAGCATTGATTTTAGCTTAGATAGAGGTGCAATCACTTCAGGGTCAACCCTTGCGTTTCGATTATCTCCTACTAATGCCATTGTTGGACCAGTTGCCAATCCGCCTTCTGCAAGTGCAGGCATTTTACTTTTAACTAAACTTGACAAAGCTACAAGGGCAATACCACCTGCAATAGCAACCGCAGGATTAATTGGAGGCTTTAATGCTAATTTAATACCAGCAGCAGTTATACCTGTTTGTATAGCTAACTTTCCAAACTGTGCTAAAGCATCAGCCATTGGAGTAATTAAAGCTTTAATACTAAATCCTGCACCAGATAAAGCATTGCCTAACTGCTCGCCAAAGCCAATGGCTAAATCGTTTAATGTGCTATCAACTATTGTTTTTAAACCTTCATTTAATCTTGCAAAAGAATCTTTTAATAAATTTATTTTTTCATCTGTAACTTGCACTGCATTACCAGCTGCTATTTGAGCATCTTTAAATGCGTTTGTATTTTGTGTTAATCTCTCTGTTTCAGCAGTTGCACTTTTTAATTGATCAGGCAATAAATTTAAGGTAGGCAATAAATTTGTTGCATCCATTGAACCTCTTGAGCCTACTGCACCACCACCGCCACCTCCACCAGTAGAACCTGCATTTGTTGTGCCAGTAGAAATAATACTACCTCCTCCTCCACTTGCTTTTGCACCAGTAGTAAACAATGAAGCAAGTTTACCTTTTAAACTATCAACCGTTTCTCCAATACTTTTAAATTCAGTAGCAACAATTCTTTGCTCTTTTTGATATTCGGTTAATCCATCAAGATTAAATAATTTTAATCCAAGAGATTTTTGTAAATTATCTATACTTTTTAAAACTGATGCCACACCTGATATCACGCTATTTTTAATATTTATCCATATATTTTTAAACCTATCAGTAAATGCTTGCCAATTATCATATACATATAAGGCAATCGCACCAAGCGCAGCAATTGATGCGGTGACTACTAAAATCATTGGGTTAGCTGCTAAATAGGTAAATGCTTTACTTATATTACCTATTCCTTGCACCACAAATTTAGTAGCACCAACTAAAGCACCGTATGTGCTTATTAATTTTCCTACAATAAAAATAATAGGTCCTATAGATGCAGCCACTAAAGCAGCCTTAACTATAAAACCTTGCGTCTCTGGATTAAGCGCCTTAAATCCATCTACTAATCCTTGAATATATTTACTTAAACTCTCGGCTACAGCTTGTAAATTTAATGATTCGTTTATAGCCTTGCCAAACTCAGCCAAAGAAGCCGTTACATTATCCTTTAAATTATCAAACGTATTCCCTAAACCTCCTTGCGCCCTTTCCAACTTACTTAAGGCAGATACGGATCGCGTAATAAATTCTTCACTACTTACACCTATTGCCCTTATACCTTCTGCAGTCACTGTGCCAAATTCCTCTTTCATCACTCTGGCAAACTCTGGCAACCTTTCTTTAATTTGATTAAGGTCTTCTTGAGTCACTTTACCAACTGCGCTTATTTGACTTAAAGCTAATGTAACACCACTAAATTGTTCTGCTCCTCCTCCTGACCTTGCAACCGCATTACCAAACTGTGTAATAGTTTCTCTAGCTGCATCGGCACTCATCCCTACACTTTGCAAAGAAGCTGAAGCTTTAACAACTTCAGGCAAGGCAAGACCAGGATTCTCGGCAACTTTTCGTAGTTTATCTAACTCTTCCTTTGCTCCTTCACTGCTACCCATTATGGCAATTAATCCATTTTCCAGCTTCTCCATGTCAGCAAATGCCTTTAATGAAGCTGCGCCAACACCAATCAATGGCAGTGTAATAGACTGCGTCATGGTGCTGCCTATAGATTGCATTTGTGAGCCAAACTTAGCCATGCGACTTTCCACCTTGCCCAGTTCTCTGGATAGGTTGGAAACATCTATTCCAAGTTTCAGCATTAAAGTAGAGCCGCCTGCCATATTTTACTCTTTATCCCATTTGTCAAAAATTGATTTATCAACTTCTGTCAAATTTCGTTTTATTGGTTTTGGATTATCATTCTCCCAAGGAAACTCAATCAAATCTTTTGGCTTAATTGATTTGCCTTTTGCCGTATGAACATTTAATAAAAGTGTTGTTTGCCACCTGGCACGTTCCCACTCAAATTGCTGCTCTATTTCAAATTGATTATTATAACCTTGCATGGCTATAATAACCTCTCTTAATGTCATTTCATAAAATTGCGGAGGTGGAAATCTTAAGACTCCAAAGCAAAATCGTTCGATATACTCCAGTGTTAACTCACCGCCTCCGCTATCTCGTTTTTTCTTTCAGGATCTTCAGGAACTGATATCTCGTTTGTTATCAATTCTGTTATCCTATTTATTCCTCCCTTGTCCAAGTCTACTAAATCGCAAAACTTTTCTAAGGTATATGGACATTTCTCTCCCTTTGCTTTGTATCCAGCCTGCACACCGGCAAAGGCAAGTTCAAGGGCAAATAAGAGGTCTTCGCCAAGTTGGGAGAGGTCACTTAGCTTAAGATTCCTCTCCCTTAAAAATGTACCTAAAACGAACATACCAAACTTTACTGGAATGTCCGCTTCAGCTATTTTTATTGTTTTCATTTTAGGTAATTTTTAATTCTAAGATTTAACTGACTTTGTAATTGCACCTGTAACTTCAAACGAAGCTGAATAGCTTGTATTTTCCTCTACGGCTGCGTTTAAATCCAATGATGTACAGATGGCAGACATTGTAAACACGTTATCACCGCTCACATCTGTAGTAAACTTAATCGTTAAAGCAGTGCCGCTTATCAAATCTGTAAAGAGATCATCAAACAAGTAGTTTGTAGAAGAATCGCCAGGACCAGCGTACAATGCCTCCGTTGACAAAGTGCCTGAAAGCTGACCTTTTTTAACTTCTCTCCATCCACCGCTTGCGCTATCTTTGGTTAAGATTTCACGCATTGCAGCGGTGATGTTCATTTGGCAGGATGTGGCATATCCGATAGCAGTGCTATCTTTGTATAGTCGCATCAACGTACCGTTAATAATTCCAGTTGTTGCCATTTTATTATTTTTTAGCTTTTGACAAATCTATATTAACATCAATTTTTTCCAATTCATTCTCATCCTGAAAATATTCCATGGGCATAGGCACTGGAACATAAATAGGTTGAGGTGGTTCTTGTGTTTTTTTCTCTGGCATTTGTTCTACCACAAAATCATCATCAAGATGCTCAGCAATGCCATCCGCTACAAGTTGCTTGCCAAAGTCGGAAAGGAATACACCTGTTGCGCCTACTGGCTTACCGTTCCACGGTTTTATTAATCTTAGTTTCATAATTATCTTTTCATTCTTGCCATAAAATCAACTGACATCCAATATACATTTAGCGTAGGATTGTAAACCTGTGAATCGCTTGACATATATTTAATAGTTTGCACTTCAACTCCATTTATAGTCCCTACAAACCTATCAAGGCTATTTCTTATGTTGTTTGCGAGTTCTTGCGTACTATCATAGCTTTGAGTATAGCAATCAATTTGGAATTGCACCTCCTCCAAATTACTTTGTCCATCCTTGTAATCAATTGGGAGAGAGTTTACGATAGTATAAACACAGAAAGGATATTGCACATCCTGAGGTGTTAAATCAGGATATATCTTTTGCCCAACAATCGCTATAACTGTAGGCTCTGCGCTTAACCTTCCATATATTACTTTTCCTATCATTCCCAAAACTTTTTAGGATACATCTTAACTACTTCTTTTGCCTCTGCTACCATCTTAGGATAAACAACAGATGCAGACATATTTTTTGCTTTTAAAACTATTTTTTGCCTCCATGCTTTGGCAGAGCCGTAAACCATGTGAGCATAAAAGCCATCGTATTTTTGTTCACTATTTAAAGTAGAACCTATTGGTTGTGCTAAATAATGAGGACCAATTGCTCCACTATTCCACTTGTATTTTTTTAATAATTGGCTTAAACCTTTTATTGATCTTTGAAGGTTACCAGGCTTAACTATATACCTATAATCAGCATTACCTCCAGACTTTCCTACACCTTTAGCAAACGTACTTATTTTATGTTCTTTTTTAGATATAGGAATAAGAGACTTATATACATTTATTGCAGCAGGCATTCCAGCATTAATAACATCCATCCTTTTATCAATGGTTATTTTACTTAATATATCATTAAGTTCTATAACAGTTTCAGCTAAGCCATTAGCAAAAATACCTCTTGTCTTAGCACCTGTTCCACTTGCTTTTTTTAACCTTGATATTTGGCTCTGCGTGATATAAGTCATTGTAAAAATTTAAATAGGAGAACACATAAGCATTCTCCTATTATTTAAGCAACTGTTAGCGTTAAAGCACTTACGTTAAACTTAACTTCATCACCTACTGCAATTGTTTTGCCAGCCGTTGGAGTTAATTGACCATAAAAAAGTAAATTACCAGCTGCAGATGCATCAAATACCGCAACATAAGTAGCAGATGCCGTAGCCGTTGCACTTGATGTAATAGTAAAAGCAGATGCATTTGTAATTGTACCATTTCCACCTGTACCTCTTGTCCAAGAACCTGCACCAGATGCAACTTGGTATCTTGTAAAAAGAGCAGTACCACCAGATCCTGCGTCAGTTGGATCACCATTATACAATTGTACAAATGTAGCAGTCGGAGCAGTTGCAAAAGCAGTACCTGCTATCCATCCTGTTATTTGGTCTTCCAAATAATTTGAAAAAGCCGCCATAGTTTATTAGTTTAAATTATTTAAAATTAGTTCTCTCTTTTTGTTCTGCTTATCCACTCTAAGCACATCGTTCAAATATTCCCTCCCCTCCTTCACTATCGCCTCTCTGTCAAAGTCTTTGTTTTTAACTGCCTCCATGACATCACTAAACTTCTCATACTTTATTACACCTGGAATGTTGTACTCTGGTATTCCTTTTGGCGCAATCGTTACACCACCAGCGACTAACATCTCAATGGCAAATATATTGCTCTTTGCAAAGTTAAAATCGTTTTTGAGTAACGGAAATAAGCCGTAGTGACATTGGCTATTGTTTAATGTTTCAAAGTAGCCAAATAATGAACTATTCCATTCCTTTGTTTTCACCTTTGGAAATAGATGAGCCATAATAAAATCTTGTATGCCAAGCATGGCAACATCGCAGCTTTCATCTTCCGCTAACTCATTTATATAAGTTGCTATGCTGCCTATGTCATCCAAATGGTGCATTGAGCCTCTCCAAATAAACCTTATCTTATCTTCTATCTTAGGCACTGGCATGAATGGCTGAATGATTGGATTCCATCCATTATTAATAACCGTGCTTGCAATGCCTTCATGATACGGCATATAATATTTTTGTAAGGCATGAGTAGAATAAATAATGTGGTTAGCAAAGCCAAAGCAATCCTCAACCGTTTTTCTTATTGCCTCATGGCTTAGTTCAACGTGTGCAGGATTAGTCCTTGTTGTTTCATGCAAGTTATCGTCATGGTCAATGATAATCTTTTTACCCATCCTTTTACACTCTCTTAGCATCTCAAAGTAAGGCATACCATTAGGAGACTTAGCCACTACAACATCAACATCCATTAAATCATACCACTTTGCCGATTCAATGGCAAGGTATTTTATATCATGCCTCATGTAGGCATAGCAGCCAACCGTTCGATAAAAGTCGGTAGCTGGAGAGTTGATGTTTGTAAAAATGGCTATTTTCATCGTGTTAGGTTTATTTCTTCCCAGTTGCCTGTTTCCTCATTCCATTGATATATTTTACCATCATTTGGATAAGGTATTGGCGATTGCCATAAGCAACTAAATTGGTCTAATATCCATGAAGGGAAAGGTTTAGGAGGAATAAAAGCATCTCTTATTTCATCATAATAATATCCAATTCCAGCATAGTTTTTTCTAAATGCCTTGCTTTGGTCTTGGCTTGGCACTCCATTTGTGTAATGCACACCGCCACGAGTATTGTATGATGTGCGTTTGTAAATCCATTCATCATGAGCCAATTGATTCTCATTGTTTTCATCTTCGTCGCAACCAACAACTACAAAATCAACGATACTATCTTTTATTCTTGCAAAATGTGCCATATTATGTAAAGGTTACTGTTTTCGTTGTGTCACTTGTTGCGGTAATAGTATATGTTTTATATCCACCAGAAACAACAGGGGTAGTACCAGTTACTCCACTACTAAATGTTGCAGTATTTGCTTCGGGTATTCTTATGATAACTACGCCAGAACCGCCTTCAGCAGCAGCACCAGTTGGAGAACCAAGTACAACACCACCACCACCACCACCACCACCACGATTTGCTGTACCTTGTGTTGATGCTGATACGTTAAATTTAGCACCATTTCCACCTACTGACGAACCTCCTGTGCCTATGGTACTTACATATGTTGCACCACCTCCACCACCAGAATAGGTTAATCCTGTAATACTATTTGTTAAACCACTTCCTCCATTACCAGCATTTGTATTATTACCAGAACCACCAACTCCACCAGCACCACCACCGCCACCAGCTTGTAATTGACTATCCGCGTTGCCTAATGTATTGCCAGCACCTCCATTATTTCCTTGGCTTGGTGATACTGTGGCTATACCACCAGAACCAGCACCAGCGCTCGCTCTTGTGCCACCACCGCCACCACTTCCACCATTTCCTCCATTATTAGATGAACCACCACCTATACCACCTTTACCACCGCCATTAGATTCAATCGTATCAAATTTAGAATTTGAGCCAACTGTATCAGTAGGACCTCCACCCCCAACAATAACAGAATAAGGAGTATTTAAATTTAAAATTAATCCTATTGCAGTCCTATATCCACCAGCACCACCACCGCCACCAGAAAAACCACCTTGAGATGTGCCACCGCCACCACCACCAGCAACTACAATGTAATCAACTGTTACAGTAGGTGCAGCCGCAGTTAATGTCGCACTCGTCACTGTTGCCGCTCCGCTTACACTTGCCGCAATATTCTTAGCCGTTGTAATTGCTGATGTAGTTGTGCCGTTTGCAGATACTGAACTTTCAAGCGTTGCCGTTCTAAACAATTCAGCATTTGTTACAGAACCCGAAGCCATTAATGAAGAAACAAAAGTAACACCGATACCAGCCTCAACGCTTGTCTGTGCAGTTGCAGTCATTTCAGCTGAGATAATTCTTGTTATCTGTGCTTCAATTGTTGTTTGTGCCGTAGCGTTTAAGTCAGCATTGACTGTATATGATAATGTGGCATTAGCCGTAGTATTAGCCGTAGCATTTGCAGCTGCGTTAACTGGTATGGTTAATTGTGCAGCACTTTGTGTGTTAGCCGTTGCAGTTGCGCTTGCCTCTATAACTTTAGTTAATGTAGCGTTTAATTCTGTCGTTGCGCTTGTACTTGAACTACTTACTAATGTAACTGTACGTTTAATTTCAGCCGCAACAGTGCCTAAAGCATTTAATGCAGCATCAACACTAACAGAACCTTGCGTCACAACATCAACCGCAGCCGATGTCGAAGCATTTGCATTTAGTGTACTTATTAATGTTTTGCTCACCAAAGCATCACCAACTAAAGTAGCATTTGCATTTAGTGTGCTATTTATATTTATAGCTTTTGTCACCGCAGCAGCTAAAGTGCCATTTGCCGTAACATCGCTATTAATTTGTATCACTTTTGTAGCATCAGCAGAAACATTGCCAGATGCGGAGAGGGAAGCAGCCGCCAAGACTTGACCTTGTTGGCTAACAACTATTTCAGCGTTTGTCGTTGCTATGGCATTCATAGCCGCAAGCACATTATGTATTACCTTAACATTGGAAGATAGGCTTGCATTGGCTGAAAGAATGGAGGCAACGGTAACACCGGTAAGAATATAGGAGTCGTAGAATTCGCCTTGAAAACTTATAAATCTTCTATCGTGACTTACCTTTATATTTCGTACTTGGTATAGTTTATCATTCCAAATAATACGACTTTCTTCATCTATGCCTGTCGTATATCTTATTGTAAAGTCGCTTATATTTTTAGCAGTATTCTTTCCATCAATCACCGTTTCATTTGATGGAGGTAACTTACTTTCGGCATTCGCCCAAACTATGGCACTATCTGCCCATGACTCCTGGGCAAAGCCTGTATCTGATTTTGAACGCGTGACATTTTGGATGGTAATCCTATCACGCATTCGACCAATAATTTCATTTTTGTTGTATTTCATTAGAAATATTGAACTCTATATTGGTCAAGTAAATATTGAGATGCAGTAGGTAATTTTCTAACGTAATCTTGTCTATTCTCGTATGTATCAGCTATCATTAATAAAATAGCTTGTCTTATTTGGTATGGTACACCGCTACTTTCTGTATCGTAGCCAGCCGTATAAGTAATCGTAACATCATTTATATTCCCATAAAGTGTTGGCCATGTCTTGCCGTAGCCAAGCGTTAACCTTGCAGGCTTAGTGAATGTGTCAACGACATAATTAGTAGATGCAAATGTTTGCGTAGTATTTTGGCTATCTGCGTACTGGAAATTAGTAACTGTAATAACTGGAGACACACTAAGATAAATAGTATGATTAGACAACCTATCAAATTTCTCCGTTATTGTTTGTGTTATTAATGCTTGGTTAAGATAACTCTCTGCCACCATCCTTGCACCTTTAATTAAAGTATTTATCATTGTGTCCTCGTTTGAGTCATCAATCTTTAAATAGTCTTTAACCTCTTGCAATGTCCAAGGTTCATTTACCGGTGCAGTCGTTACTTTCCAACCCATTTTATTATATTTTAAAATGGAGGACTATATTTCAAGTCCTCCAGATTAGATCCCCAATGAAAGTTTACAGATTCTTAAGGTGCTTAATTGCAGCCGTATTTAGCAATTTGCCATCATACCTTGCATACATCAAGAAACCTATTTCCATTTCATCCATGAAACGCTCGCGTAATGGTACTAGTACATTATTAGCCACGGCACGGATGATATATTTTGACCAATCACCAAAGTAAATTATCTTAGCATCAGCAGCTTGTGCAGATGGTAAATCATTATTCACAAAAAAATTGTAACCTAATAATCTATCAGGTGTACCTTCTCTTAATGATGGTTGGAATAAACCGTTATAATTGTTATCCACGTTTAACTTTCTAACCGCACTCAAAATCTGGTCATGCATCATAAATGCAGCCGATGGAGAGTTACGGTAAGCAATGTCAACAGAGTGAACAAGATTAATTAAATCAGATGCAGTAAACGCGCCAGTAGATGCAGATTCTACACCGGATGGAGCAACATCTCTAAATCCTGTTGGTTTACCAGAGCCATCACCGGTAGTAAATGCAGTGTTCAACGCTCTACCCAATCTCTCGCCTAACATAATTGGTAACTCACTATTCAATAGACCAAACTCGTCATTTGCCCATTCAACAGATACCTTAACCAATGTGTTACAAACGTGAGCTGCAAAAGTCTCTCTTGTAAAGGTCATGTCCTGAACAGTTACCGATCCACCCTCTGTATGCCAGTTAGCACTTGTTCCGGTGTCATTTACCTTTGGCCAATATAATGTACCAGCTTGAGGAGTAGTGATTATACGGCTAACCTGTAACATTGGTCCATAATATGCCATTGTTCTTTCCAACTCGTATGAGAATTGGTAAGGAATAACATAACCACCAGCTAAACCAGTCTCAGCCGTTGTAATAGTTGCAGTACCACGCATCTCACGAAGCAATGAACGCTCAGTGTTGTTTAACTCTCTCTTTGCAATAGCCTTCATAAATGCAGAGTGGTACTCTGGTGACTTTACAATCTCTCTTTGATTAGTAGGCATTGCAGCAACTGTTTGCTCAACCTCGCTTAATCCTCTTGACTCGGAGTTGATTTCATTCCATCTTTCCAAACGAGAAATCTGGTCTGTATAACTTTTAAAAGAGGCATCCGCCTGATCCCATTGTGCCAACTCATCAGCTGACATTAAGCGACCTTCGGCTGCGGCTCTTTTTTGTAGGTCTTCCATTATCGCATAATCGGAAGCCCGCTTTTCTCTTAATTCCTTAGAATTCATTTTAAATTGTTTTTAATTTTAGTAAATGCAGGGCATTCCTGCGTAACTCGTTATCAATATTAATCTCTGATTTAACAGATATATCAATTACACTTTGTAAATCCTCATCTACCTTTCCAGCTATTTGCTCATAACTCCTTTTTGCCACCATTGTGTCAGGGTTGGCTGGATAAGTAACGGGAGAAACATCATATACTTTTTTAATACCTCGAATCACTCTCTTTGGTTTCATTCCCTCTCTTTCTTGCCAATCCTCAGCCTCTACACTAAAAGCAAATGAAGATTGATAAACATCACCTCGTTTAACCATCTCTAAAAGATCATTACCTAAAGTAGTGTTTGGTGCTTCAAACTCATATTCCATAGCATTACCAGTAACCTTTAATTTTAAGGTACCGGATTTAGTCCTGGCTAATACCATGTTAGCATCATGATTAAACAATGCTACTACATCGCTCATGTCCGAGTTAGTAAATACATCTTGGCTCATCTCTTCAGTATACCAACCCATGTCATAGGCAGAATTAAACACGGTAGCAGTGCCTACTATTGTTCGAGATTCTGGCATAGCCCTAAACTCGTAATTTATACTTCTCTTTTCCATAGTTTCTTCTTTTGACCTTTCGTCCATTATTTTATTAGCTGTTCTTTCTGCCCAAGGTAGCATGGTTGAACCACCCCAAGCATCATACATAATAGAACCGCATATTTCGTTATCGTTATCATCAAAATATTTGCCTTGGTCATATACCTTGGCTCTACTTAAAAAACTATATGTCCTTATTACCTCATCTTCACTTAATGCCTCTCTGCTTGATAACTGCCTTGCTCTTGTCCAGCCCACACTTGTACCGCACTGGCTACCATTCTCTTCTTTATGCTTCAAAGCCTTCTTTGCTGCATTAGTTGCTGATTGCGGATAATTACTGTACGGCATCGCTTGTAGGTTCTATTTTTATATTAGAAGCTAAAGGTAATTCGTAGCTATCACCACCTTGATAAGGATTCATATTTTCCTTAATCCTAATTTCATTTGGTGACATAGCTAATACATTACGCATCGTTGTATAATATGATGATCTTGCTGCCACATCGCCACGGAGTAAGCCATCAAGATTAAAACGAGTGCTAAACTTGTCTTTTTCTACCTCAAAAAATATCTTTCTATTAAATTCTGCCTCTATTATCTCACATAATGGCATAATGGTATAGTTAACGAACATTTGAGACAACTGCTCCATATTGCTAAAGGTAGCCTTATCCATATCTTCTAATAAAACACCAGGCACACCTGTAATGCGAGCGATGTCGGAGATAGTAGCCTTCTTTGTTTCATTGAAAGCTGCATCATTAGGATTCAGACCTACTTTTTGAAAGTCCATGCCTTCCTCTAAGATGGCAGTGCCTCCAGCATTTTGACTGCCTCCAAAAGCACGATTAAAAGAAGATTTCAATCTGTCGTATGCCTCATTGGTTAACTTGCCAGGATGTTTTAGCACTCCGTTTAAATGTGCGCCATTCTTATAAAAGTTAGCACCATAATTCCTGTTGGCTAAAGCTAAGCCATAGTTATCTCTGTGAAGGTCCGGCATTACAAAGCCATCTATACCATTCCATGAAAGATTAGGTATATGAATGATGTTATCGTAACTGTATTTCTTGTTGGTCTTCTTGTTTTTAAACAATAATTCACCTCTGGTATTATAGTAGCTTTCCATCTGCACCGGATCAAGTATTTGCAAACTTGTAATCCTTTGAGAATTTGCATTTCTTGTTATAGCTGCGTAAAATACACCATGGCTTAAATAGTGCAGCACCATTGTTTTGTAAAACGTGTGAGCCGTATAAAATTGTGAAGGCTCACGAGATACTATTTTATAATTTGGATGCTCTTTAGCTATTCTCAAACTTCCATCAGTACCTTTCTCTATAATATCAAAAGGCAAAGAAGCAATAACACCTCCAAGTATTTGAGTAGCACGGTAAAAGGCAGGAAGACCTATAATAGAATATTCATCCACCGCTACACCAGCAGCAGAACTACGCTGAAATAAAGCGCCTAATGTATCACCGTTAATAGGTGTACTTGGATTTTCTATACTGGCGCGAGTATTAGAAAAAAAAGACCGCATGGTATTAAATAGACCCATGCGGCAAATATAAACCAGATTAGTATAAAGTTTTCAACTTTGAGTAACAGACTACACAAACTTCATTTCCATATAATTACTTTTAGCTTTACGGAAACTATTATACGTTGTGTATTTTTCATCAAGCCCTAACTCCTCTCTTTCTTCCTCTAATTTTTGCCATGCCTCTTGATGTGTCCGACATTCTCCAGACAATTCATAAAAGCGATGAAAATATCCGGATGTTGAATTAATTTGTCTAACTTGTTGAGCGTACTCATGTTTTCTCATTAAATTCTCCATAATTAAAAGGTTTTTATTTTAATTAGGTACATTTTATAGCATTAATAAACCACTTTCTCTTTCTTTACTTTCGTATATGGTTGGTTTATCTCCTTGCATTATTTGAGCATATGCCATTACCATTGCTACTGCACCATCCACTTTTTCTGTACTCTTAGCTTTATCTATTTTTATATTTCCGGCAGGATCAAGTCTTAATATTACATTACTCATCATCCATTCCAATACTGGGTTTCCATCGTGCGTAATTTCATTAGATAAAAACAACTTTTCTATCTCTTTGGTTGGTGCAGACATCGAAATAAAACCTTGTCCAAATGGTTTCATGTTTGCACCATCGTTTGTTAACTGGATAACAAGTTGACTGGCATTCCATCTATCAAAGCAAATACATTCTATTTTGTACTTAGCCGTTATCTCAATGACTTTATTTTTAATGTAATCGTAATCTGTTACATTCCCATCTGTCATAATTAAATGGCCATCTTGTTGCCATTGCAAATAAGGTACACCATCACTAAGAGATCGCTCTCTTACATTATCCTCTGGACAAAAATAATAACTTTTTATATGTGGTTTAGATAATCCTTCTTGTATTGGAAAACAGAGTACAAGTGCGCAAATGTCACGCGTTGAGGCAAGGTCTAATCCAGCAAAGCATTTCTTATTATAAAGCGTAGCATCGTCAATAAATAACCTTGTTGCATCAATGTAGCTTTGAGAAATCCAAACGGATGAGGTAGATGTCCATACGTTTAAATTTTTAGTCATGAATTGTATCTGTTTTGCCGCTCCTTCGTTCAATGCCTTTTGGTACTGGTTATCCATGTAGTCCATGTATGGAGTAACTCCAAGATTTGGATTGCTCTTTGTCCAATTCTTTTTATCCTGCCAATCATCACCTTCATCTAAGCAGAAAAGAAGCGGAAAAACAGATTCATCAATCTTTCTTTTCTCTAAAATATCAATCATTACTTTCCTATACATATAGCATGGACTTTCTCTATTAAATCCTGCAGTCGTAGTAATTAATAGTAATGGCTGAGTTCTTGATCCCATACCAGTTTCCATGACTTCCAAAACATCGCTTGTCTTATGCGCGTGGTATTCGTCAATAATAGCACAATGAGGATTTAAACCATCTAATGTATCAGCATCAGCACTAACCGATTCAAACTTTGTATTTGTCGTAGGTACATTACAATTATACTTTAATACATTAACTAGCTTGTTAAATGTCTTTGAATCATTCTTTAGATTCTTTAAAAATACTTTAGCCGTATCAAATGCTATCCTTGCCTGGTCTCTGGTAGTCGCAGCCGTGTACACTTCCGCTCCAGTTTCATTATCCAATAGAAAACAATAAACCGCAATTGCAGCTGCTAATTCTGTCTTACCATTCTTCCTTGCTATTTCAAGGTAAGCCTTGCGAAAGCGTCTGCCGCCAGTCTTTTTCTGCCATCCAAACAATACCTTTATGAAAAACTCTTGAAAAGGCTGGATGTTAAACCTCTGCCCGGCAAACTCGCCTTTTGTGTGACGTAATGCAGAAATAAAGGAGAAAGCCCTGGTTGCCTTCTCCTCTGAATAATAGTACTCCCAATCGTTAACCTGTAAATCTTTTAAATGCCTTTCAACAGCCAACCTTGCATAGTTGCCAATGTGTAATCGCCCCGAAACAACATCCTCTATAAATTTCATTTATTTACTCTCGCATCTATCATTAAAAATCTAAGCATAATAAGCAAGGCAATAAAACCCATGCTTTCAAATAAGTCTATATAATTAAAATTAAAGAATTTAACAAATAACCAATTCCAGAGATAGTAAAAAGGTATAGACAAACTTACATCAATAATGCCAAGCACTATTATAAATGTAATAAACTCATAAATGCTTTGTTTCATCAGTTCATTTTTAATAATTTAGCTATTTCATCATCTTCATTATCATTACTGTCTCTAAAATAATCTAATTTTAAACGGCTGCCAGGATCCAAGCCTAAACTCTTTGAAATCTCCAAAAACATATCCATACTTTGCTTAAATGCAGTCCATTCTGCAGATACTTGCCTTGCGCCGTTTGGATGCACCATAACTGCACCTGAAACTGCAAGAACCTCTGCATTGTAAAGCAAATGGCCAATAGCACGCGTAGCAATGCTCAAGAAAATGTCATCAACATCCTTGCTTGCTTTGTGCGCTTGAAGATGCTCCTTTAATTTCTCATAAATTTTTACCTCATCCTCATTCAACTGTAACAATGCTTTGCCAACAGGCGAGCCGGAAAAGGTTTTAATCCTGGAAGGAATAAGAGTGCCTTGCAACTCTTTTGTTTTCAATGTCTTTGCTCTCATTTTGTATGATTTTTATGTTTTGTTATAACCCCCTCTTTAGGGACTGAATTGATGCGAAGAAAAT